TGTGTTTGTAAGGGAGATAGCAATGGCTGAGGTTAAAAAGTTTGGCCCATATAAGGGCTCAGAGGCCAATGGGGGCCGTCCTATATATGTCTATAAGAAAAAGGTAGGGGGCAAGTGGGTTACCACCTCTAAGAACAAAGCACGTGCCGATTATGAGGCTAAAAACGGCAAGCTTTCACGAGACACAGACGTTGATCATAAGGATAATAACCACAATAACGATTCTTCCAAGAATCTCCGCGCCTTAAAGCACGGTAAGAACACCGCTAAAGAAAACAAACGTAGGGCAGGAAAAAAGGAGAACCAAAAATGAAGATGGGTAAAATTGCCAAAGTTGCAGGCATCGTGTCTGATGTCGCTAAAGCAGACAACCCAGCAGAAAAAGCTGGCGCTATTGCCGCCGGAGCAGCTGCTGTAGCCCACCCTATTGTAGGTACTCTTGCAGCCCCGCTAATTAAAAAGGGCGTAAGCAAAGTTGTACAAAAAGGAATAGACACAGCTAACGATCCTAAGGTACAGGCTAAGGCTAAAGAAGTAGGCGGAGAAGTTGCCCGCAGAGGAAGAACAGCTATGCGTGGTTTAGCAAGTAGAGCTGGAGAATTAAGAGCCGGCACAGGACATTAATAAAAAAGGCCCCTTTCGGGGCCTTTTCTATTTAACCGGAAAGTTATCGAACCATTTAGTAATACCCGGTTCTGAAGGATCTCCATCATAAGCCCCAGGGCCGTAGCCCCAAGAACTAAAATTAGATCCTCTACCAGTCATATAGAACGCCGCTTGGGCGTTAGTAACTGGATCAAGCAGTTCCGCATTTTTTGTAATACCGAACTTCCCTCTTCGGATATCCCCTAGATCTCCTATCATGTTGATCTGGAATAGCCCGTATGAGTTGTCCCCTGTAGATGAAGTTTGATTGTGTGAGGTCGGATGTCCACGGGACTCCTTCATCACTACAGACCAAGCTACCTTCAGGTTGTTGCCTTCAAAGCCAACCAAAGCCAGCAAGTCTTTCAACTCTTCGGCAGTCAGCTCTGTTGCCCCACGGTATTTGTCGAGTGGATCTACGACCTCTACTACTGGTGCTGGGGTATCTTGTTTGGTGTTTTCAACGGCCATTGCTGCGGGTACTCCACAGATTAATAATAGGTAGGCCACCAAAATTGCAATTTGAGACTTTGCATCGTTATTCACACTATCTCCTAGGCTAGAAGGCCAGTTCTTACCCTATACGACTGTCACCCGCATAAAGCAATCCGGCCTATGTCTGCCAGATTCGTACTGCAACCCTTTTGTTACGTAGTTAGTGATGGACCAGATGCCTGGGCCATACCTAAACCCTAGCAGTAACTACAGGGGGTCAGCAACCAAGAACTGCGTGTAGAATAAAGTTTCTTAATTTGAGAGGAATATCACATGTCACAGTGGTCAGCACCCTGGAATGCACCAAAAGTGCAGGTAGAAGAAGTAATTGCGCCTGTAGAGGCCGTACCAACACCAGAACCTGTTGTTGAAGTTACACCAGAACCTGTACAAGAAGTTGTTGTAGAAGAAGTTGTGGTAGCAGAAGAAGCTCCTGTTACTCCAAAGAAAAAGAAAACAGAACCTACACCAGCCGAATAATGAGAATTGAGCGCATCATTACGAGGCAAGGGCACCCCGTACCTGAGACAGCGCACCAGCCTAAAGGACCATTTCCTCCTGAGCTACTTCAATCACAGGAAGTGGTTACCGACTACGTTCCGCAACCTGACGGTGGGGTTGACGTACCCGTAGGAGGTACCGCTCAAAATAACTTTCAAGTTGTTAAGTGGTTTAGGTGTAAAGTATGCGACGTAGTATTGCGTGAACAAGAAGTTGATGATCATAATTGTGAGGAATAATAATTGGCGAATCCAAGGGATATCGGACCCTTTTACTGGCACACTCTTGTCTACCCCGTAAAACCAAAAGAGTTGTGGGAAAAAGCAGAAACTCAAGAAATTGACCTTCCGTTTAGAGGCGGGGTTGGCGTGTCTTTACGCCTACCGTTTACTAGACTGGCTATTGTATTAGGTAAGTGGAACTCTCAGTTTGAAGAAAGTCAGGCATTAACTAATGCCATCCGTGGTCGAGCATTGCCAGAAGAAGAGATAGACTGGGACTTCGTAAGGTACGGAATAAATGAGGGGGAAGATGTTTAAGAAAAAGAATCCTGAACGTGAACGCACCAAGATTGAAAAGCGTGTTGATTCCCTACCAACTGCTGAACTACTGCCCTGGACAGAAAATGCCCTATACACGATAGGACGCAACTTAAGCTCTTGGCAGCGATCTAAAGACGACTATGCTTTGGAAGAAGCCCGAGTAGGTGCAGAAGCACTCTATGTGATCCTAGAAACTTTAAAGAAACGACACGCTAATGAGCGATCTTGAACACGACGATCAGTTTGAAGAAATAGACCCAGAAGAGTTTTTAGAGGAGGAAGACGACGGTCTCCCAGAAGAAGAGCCTGATGAGCTTGATGAGCTCTCTAAAGAATTTGTACGTGCTCTTGTAGACAAGATTATGCAGTTTCAAGAGATGCTGGTTGGGCACAAGCTTCACGGCTATCAAACTCCGCTAGCACGTAGAATTATCGAGTCTGTAATCATTAACGACGGTGAAGAAGTAACTGCACTAGCGTCTCGCCAGTCAGGTAAGTCTGAAACTATTGCTAATACCGTAGCAACACTCATGGTAATTCTTCCACGCCTTGCAAAGATGTACCCGGACCTATTAGGTAAGTTTGGCGACGGTATTTGGGTGGGAATGTTTGCCCCTATTCAATCACAGGTAGAAACTCTTTACGGACGAACAGTTTCTCGCTTAACTAGCGAAACAGCTTTAGAGGTACTCGGTGACCCAGAGATTGATGATATGGCTACTAAAAGCCCAGGAGTTATTAGAAACATTAAGTTAAAGAGGAGTGGTAGCACTCTTATGATGATGACAGCTAACCCTCGTGCAAAAATTGAATCTAAGTCTTTTCACTTAATTATCATTGACGAGTGTCAAGAAGCAGATGACTTTGTAGTATCAAAGTCTATTGCGCCTATGGGTGCTTATTACAACGCTACAATTGTTAAGACTGGAACACCTAGTACTATGAAGAACAACTTCTATAGGGCTATTCAGTTAAACAAGAGACGTCAAACCGGACGCTCTGCAAAGCAGAACCATTTTCAATGGGACTGGAAAGATGTTGCAAAGGTAAACCCAAACTATGAAAAGTTCATTAAAAAAGAAATGCTTCGCATTGGTGAAGACTCTGACGAGTTCCAACTCTCATACAACTGCAAATGGTTGTTGGAGAGAGGAATGTTTGTCACATCCTCAATCATGGACGACCTTGGAGACACCTCACAAGAAATTGTCAAAAGCTGGCACCGTTCTCCAGTTGTGGTCGGCATCGACCCCGCACGCAAAATGGACTCGACGGTCGTCACGGTCGTCTGGGTAGACTGGGATAGGCCTGATGAGTTTGGTTATTATGACCATAGAATTTTAAACTGGTTAGAAATTCAAGGGGATGACTGGGAAGAGCAGTACTTTCAAATTGTTAACTTCTTAGGCAACTACGACGTACTAGCTATAGGCGTAGACTCTAATGGAGTCGGGGATGCCGTAGCTGGCAGATTAAAGATCCTTATGCCACGAGCTGAGGTAGTCCCGATTACCTCTAGCCCTACAGAACAGTCAAAACGATGGAAGCACTTGCAAGCGTTAATTCAGCGCCAAATGGTGTCCTGGCCTGCCCACGCTAAAACCCGTAGATTACGTCTTTGGAAAAAGTTTTACCAACAAATGACGGATGCAGAAGTTCAATATAAAGGCCCAAATTTTATGGTTTCTGCGCCAGATGAGGCCCATGCCCATGACGACTTTGTGGACTCTTTATCCATAGCTTGCTCCATGACTCAAGACATGGTTATGCCAACGGTTGAAGTAAGTGCATCCCCATTTTTTTCTTAATTTAGCATTTAAAAACTAGTCTAAGGGTAGAGACTTATACCTGAGGACCCTCAATCCCTATGCATAAGGAGTAATTATGGCAACAGCAAACATTGCCCCTACCCCTCAGTTCCCTGAGAAGGTTGGCGCAACTTACGAACGCAAGATGTCACCTGCAACACCTGGTCTACGTGGACCACTTCGTTTTGAAGAAGGCATTGCAACAGACACAGATGTACCAAGCGATTTTCAAGTTGGCTTGGATCAAGGATACGACACCCCAGCGGGTCGTCCAAATCACAACACTAACGTGTTTGAGAAGTATCCTGATGAAACAATGAAGCAACGTGCACATGTCGGCTCAGCCGCATGGGTAGAAGCTCCAACATACCTAGGTGAATTTTCACAGGGTAACTTCGGAGATCACTCACAAGTTGTGATTGAAGAAGTTATTCGCTCAGGTGGACGCTACCAGCGCATGAATCCTGCTCAAGTAGCAGATTAAATATAGTAGACTGTAGAGGCTTCCAGCCCCGTACCCCTTCTCCGGGGCTGGAAGTCTTTACTCAAGGAGGATCTAATGGCCGATGTACCCGCAAATCCAAAACTATGGAACTTGTTACTGGGACAAGCAAAAGCCAAGTATCCTTCTCATGGTAAGAACTTAGCGTTTCCAGCGTCTAAGTGGTTAAGAGAAGAGTACGCCCGACAGGGTGGTAAGTTTGTAGCATCAAAGCGTGACGTAGATCCAAAGTTACGCGATGTTAAGAAAGATGCAGAAGACGCTAAGAAGCGTAAGATCGCAGAAAAAAAGAAAAAGCAAAAGCAATTAGGTTTTTTAAACTAGTAGAGGTGGGGACCGTGTTGATAAAGTCAGGGAGTTATAACTAATGGCTGGTGGTATGGATTTCTCACCTCCCAGTTATAGGGCGGCGTCGTCTGACTTAACAATTTCTATTTCCCCACTGGGCCTTGTAGAACTTGCTGACGAAGAATTTGAAGTACACGGACCTCGTCTAAATCGCTACTCACTTAACTGGGCAATGTACCTAGGGCACCACTGGTCTTACCGCCGTGAAATTGGCGAGTCACAAATGGTTTACAACTATTACCGAGCTTTTACAGATTACATCATTAACTTTACATTTGGTCGTGGCGCATCATTTAGAAGCCCTTCTCAAACAGAGGCAATTGTTCCAGACATCTTAAAGCGTGTGTGGGAAATAGATAACGATAAGCACTCTGTTATGTGGGAAATGGGACAGCAGGGTGGCGTATCTGGAGACTGCTTTGTTAAGGTAGCTTACGAAGAAGGCTACGAAGATTCAATTGGTCGAGGACACCCTGGTCGTGTGCGTGTACTCCCACTTAACTCATCATTTTGTTTCCCAGAGTTTCACCCACATGATCGTTCACGTTTAATCCGTTTTAAATTAAAATATCGTTTTTGGGGCACTTCCGCTGAAGGAACCCGTCAGGTATACACTTACACCGAAATCTTGACTGATGATCGTATTGAAGAATATATTAATGACGAAATTATCGACTCACGTCCTAACCCTATTGGCGTAGTGCCCGTCATCCACATCCCTAACGTACGTGTATCTGGATCCCCATGGGGCTTGTCAGATTGTCACGACATCATTGTTCTTAATCGTAACTATAACGAAGTAGCAACAGATATCGCAGACATTGTCAACTACCATGCGGCACCAGTTACAGTTATTACAGGTGCTAAGGCCTCTTCCCTTGAAAAGGGTCCGAAGAAGGTCTGGGGCGGGCTACCAAAAGACGCTCAAGTCTTTAACCTAGAAGGCGGCGGACAAGGCCTTCAAGGTGCAATGGAGTACCTAAAGATAATCAAGACTGCAATGCACGAAATGGTTGGGGTGCCAGAGACTGCTCTTGGTCAAGTACAGCCAATTTCAAACACGTCAGGTGTTGCTCTTTCTATTCAGTACCAACCATTGATGAACCGTTACCAACAGAAGTTAATTCAATACGGTGAAGGTCTTCAACGAATTAACGAGCTTATTCTTCTTACCCTTGCTTTTAAAGAGCCAGAGGTATTTACATATAACCCAGCTGTCAATGGCCCAATTAAGCCAAACCAACTTCCACAGCTAGATCCAGCTGATCCGTTAACTTACGAATCACAAGTACACTTCCCACCTCCACTACCTCTAGATAAGCTCATTGTTTTGAATGAAATTCAAACTAAGATGGGCATGGGTCTTGAAAGTCGTGAAGGCGCACTACGCCAACTAGGCGAAGAATTTCCAGATGAAAAGCTTGAAGAAATTCGTGCAGAGCTTATCTCCGACGCTAAGGCTGACGGGGCTATCCAGCTTATTAAGAACCAAATTACATCTTCTATCGCGTCCCTAACTGGCATTATGCCTGATGGGGAACTACCTCCAGGAGCACAGCCTGGACAAGGGGTAGGGCCTGGACCAACAGGTCAGCCTGGAGTAATCAGTCCTATTGAAGAGGGCGTTCTCCAAGAGCTACAACAAGTGCAAGTAGATCTGGTAACTAAAGCGTACGGAACAACTATCCCTCAAAGGAGAACTCCGGACGAAGATAAACCAGAATAACAGTTTAGGCAGACAAACTTGAAAGAGTTTGAAAACCTTCTCTTACCTATCAATCCGCAGGTCATCGTGGCATTAATTCGGACAACGACCTCTTAAACCTAAGGAATAAGCATGGCTGAAACAAAGAACATTGTTGATACACCGGAAGCTCAGGAAGCTTTTCTAACTGACGTCCCAGTAGCAACAGAAACAAAAGTAACCCCTGTAGTAGCGGCTGAGTCTCTAACAGATCGGTCATACACAGAAGAAGATCTAAAAAAAGTACGAGAGCAAGAAAAGTCAAAACTGTATCCACAAATTGACTCTCTAAAAGATGAAGTGAATTTGCTCAAGAAAGAACGAGACGAACGTATAGCTGAGTCTGCACTTCGTGCAGCTGAAGCAGAGGCAGAGGCCAAGAAAAAGGCTGAGTCTGAGATGGATGTCCGTCAACTTCTTGAATCTAAGGAACAGGAATGGGCTCAGAAGTTGGAAGCCGAACGCGTAGAACGCGAACGTGCATTCACTCTTCTAGAGCGGGAACGTCAGTATGCGGAACTCACTGAGTACCGTACACGTCGTTTAGAAGATGAGCGTGACAACATCATGCCAGAGCTAGTAGATCTTATTTCAGGAAACACGCCTGAAGAGATAGAACAAAGTATTACAGGACTG